CGGGGCCGCAGTTCGTCGCCCACGCCCTGCGCGGTGAAGGCTTCGACGCCAGCGAGGACGGCACCGGACGCGGCACGCCGCTGGTTCCAGCCATCGTCACCCAAGCCATGAGCAGCAAGTGGGCCAAGGGCACGGCAGGGCCGGCAGGGGACGAACACCACAACCTGATCCCGGTTCCGTTCGACACCACGCAAATCACGTCGCCTGGGAATCACATCGCTCCGCGGGCAGGCGATCCGTGCCATCCGCTGGCCGCTGGCGCGCACGCGCCGTGCATCGCCTTCCCTGAACGCCTATCAGGCACGCAGTGCGCCAGCAGTGAGGATGTATCGCCTGCGCTGGGGGCGCTTAACCCGACCGCCGTAGCATTTGATCTGCGCGGGCGCGAAGGCGGAGCCCAGTTTGAGGGGCCGCACGCTACGGCAAACATCCGAGCCGCATCCGGCGGCTCTAGCCGCAGCTATGTCGCCACGCAATGGGCCGTGCGCCGTCTGACGCCGTTGGAATGCGAGCGCCTTCAGGGCTTCCCCGGTGGGCACACAAACGTGCTTCACCGAGGCAAACCAGCCGCAGACGGGCCGCGCTACAAGGCGCTGGGCAATTCGTGGGCTGTCAATTGCGCCCGGTGGATCGGCGAACGCATCGATGCGGTTGATGCAATCGTGACCCAAACTGGCCCCGAGAAAAGCCAGCAACCCGCTCCAGATAAGGATTTGTCGAGTCCTCTCCTGGGCACCATAATTGATAAATGAAAGCGGACAAATTCCGACTTTCCCTCTGACAAAGCCCGCCACAAGCGGGCTTTTTCTTTGCGCAATCGCCAGAATCTGACACGATAGGCCCCATTGTTGACACTGGGTATGACACAGGATGGCTGGGATCAGGAGACAAATCAAAGTCGGGTCGGGGCCGGATGCACTGCGCGATTCTGGCACGTTCGCCACGCGGCGCGAGGCCGATCAGTGGGCGGCGCGGCGGCGGGCCGAGTTGATGGCGCAGCGGGACGGCACCGAAGGCCGCCAGAAAACCCTGCGTGATGCCCTGCGCCGGTACGCCGAAGAGGTCGCGCCCACGCACCGTGGCGAGCGCTGGGAGCAGGTGCGGCTGGCCGCGTTCGAGGATCATGAGCATCTGCCAATGACGCTCAAGATTGCCGACGTGCGGCCCGAGCACATCACGCGCTGGCGCCTGTGGCGCGAGGGAAAGGTAGGCCCGGCCAGCGTGCGGCGCGAAATGTCGCTGCTGGGGTCGGTGTTCACCGCCGCGCGGCGGGACTGGCGATGGATCTCTGAAAGCCCCATGGCTGATGTCAAGCGCCCTGCCCTGCCGGCCAGCCGCGACCGCGTGCTGACGCGCGCCGAGATCAAGGCAATGCTGCGCACGCTGGGCTACCGCTGGGGCCAGCGCCCGGCCAGCATCAAGGCGATGGCAGCCTATGCAATGCTGCTGGCGCTGCGCACCGGCATGCGTGCGGGCGAGATTGTGGGCATGGAATGGGCGCGCGTGCATGTCGCGTGGGTCGAGCTGCCGCTGACCAAAAACGGCAGGGCGCGCGATGTGCCGCTGTCGCGCAAGGCGCGTCGCCTGCTGGAATGCCTGCGTGGGCTTGACGATGTGCGCGTGCTGCCCATGACGGTGCAGACGCTGGATGCGACTTTTCGGCGGGCGCGCGATGGCGCGGGGCTGGATGGCTTCGTGTTTCACGACACCAGACACACGGCGGCGACGTGGATCGGGCGTAGCGTGGGCCGACCTGGGAGATTATCGTTCCCGGAGTTCTGCCGCGTGTTCGGCTGGCGCGATCCGCGAAATGCGATGATCTATGTCAATCCGAGCGCTGCGTCACTGGCCGACAAGCTGTAAAAAAAAGGAAAGGGCCGGTGCTACCAACACCGACCCAATCCGCCGCATCGCCCCACGACAACCCGGCCCTCTAGCAGAGTAGTCACCATCATAACGCGCTACACGGCGCGTAGCAAGAGCTACTTTTTGCGTAGCGGACCCAGCCCAGCAGCCAGCGCCGCGCAGGCCAGCGCCAGCATGGGCGGCAGCTCGATGGGCTTGCCGGTGCTGCGGCTGATGCCGGTGCGCCAGTCTTGCACGGTGGACGGCGCCACACCCAGCAGCTCGGCGGCAGCGCGCACGGAGAGGCCCATGCTGGACTGCCAGGCGCGGAAGTCAGAGGGGGTCACTGGCAACTGTCTCCAGGTTGTCTACGCTTGCCAGCGCGGCCTCGGCTTTGCGCTGATCGAGCAGGCGCACCGCGCCGGCGTTGACTTGCACCAGCATGCCAGCCTGTGTGCGCGCCAGCGCGCCGACCTCCATGGCGCGCTGCACGGTGCCAAGCATCTGCATGCCTGGCGGCACTGTATGCTGGTAGAGGCGCCACGGCCAGCCAAGTGTGACGGTGAGGCGGGCGCGGTGGAGCTTGATGGTCATGCCGCGCTCCGCGATTAGAAGGTGTCCATCGAGCCAACACCATGCTCGCGCTCATACAGCAGCTTGGCATCAATGCGCTCGGCAATTTCGTAGGCCATTTGGCGATTGCCGATGTCGCTGCGGCACTCGTAGTTGCCATCGACCGTCTTGACGGCATAACGCTCCATCCCGTAGGGGTCAAGCGAGGTCGCCACGTACACCGTTTCGAGCTTGCTCATTTTTCTCTCCTACCCCTGATCCCGCGAGGCGCCGGGTGCATCAATCTCGATGCCATGACTGTATTATGTGCGCGTTGCGCGTACAAGTCAAGCAAAAAAATATACCCGACAAAACCATGTGGCTTTGCCGGGCAAGTGTACGAGATCAGCGTTCGGTTACGGCCTCGCGGGCGCTGGCGTAGGCCCGCTCGCAGGCAAGGCCGGCGCTGCGTCCGACAGCTTCCGATCCGCCTGAATCTGCCCGTGCAGCAGCACTACTTCGGCGTCCCGTCGCTCAAGATCGCCTCGGAGTCGGCCGACCACTTCGACGCCTGCGACAAGCTGGCGGTCGAGGGCTTCAAGTCGATCCGCAACACCGCCTGCGGCAGCGGTGCAGGACGCGGACATAGCCTTGTAGGTAGCGGCACGGCGGACGGCGTCGAGGCGCAGCCGCTCAGAGCGATCAAGATCAGCGCGAACAGCGGCATCACGTGCCGGCTGGCTGCTCGCGAACCGGTCGGCATTCTGGGTGGTCTCTGCGGCATGGGTCGTCTCCTTCGCGCGGTCGGCGCGCTCTTGTGCAAGGGCCTTTGTGACGGCGTCGGCAACGGCCTTGGCGTGCTGCTCGCGTACCTGCGCCAGTTCCGCCTTGGCATTGCTGACGCGCGTTTGCTGCACGCCACCGGCCAGCAGAGCACCGGCCACGGCGCCGGCGGCGGCGAATACCCACCAGGGGATGAGATTGATGGTCATACCTGCCACACTTTTTCGATCGGCGTGCGCCCGGCCAACGCCATCTCCACGAGGCTCGGAGCCGATTTGCGCAGCCTCGGCTGAGGCTCGGCAACGCCAAGCCGATGCGCACGCAGGTGCACGGCCTGCGTGCTCACGCCCAGCATGCGCGCGATCTCCTGTGTCGACGTGCGCTTGTAGTGTTCGAGCACCACGGCGTCGGCGCGTTTGTTGACGGGCGGGCTCACTGCACGCTCCTGCCCAGCGCCAGCACCGCATCGCGCTCGTACATGGCGACGATACCATCGGCAACAGACTGCAGGCCTTCGATTTGATCGACCTCGCCCACCAGCCCGGCCGCTTGCAGCCCGGCCAGCTCCTCGCGCGTCAGCAGGTAGCGTACGCCGTATTGCTTGCCGTCAGCGCCGGTCTGGATGGCTCCGAATACGATCATGCCCACCGCTCCCGCACGTCCATCATCCAGCGCAGCCAGATGCTGATGCACCAGTCGATCCAGGCCCACGGATCAATCACGGCTCGCCCTCACGATCAGCGCGACGATGGCCACCACAGCCGCGATGCCAAGCGCCCAGCCCACGGGCGTGAACAGCAGCACCATCAGCACGTCGGACACAGGCGCGCCGCTGGCGTGCGCGGGCTGGCACGCGGACAGCAGCAATGCAGCAATGGCTATCAGCTTGGTCATGCGTCACCTCCAAAAGCATTGAGACAGGCCAGCCCGGCCAGCCGATAGGACTCGCGCACATCGTCGCGCGCGCGGATGCCCACCAGCTCGGCCTGGCCGTCCACGTTGGACGCCCACAGAAACGGCACGATGGCCCACACCTCGGGATGGGTCTTGGCAAAGTCCACCCAGCGCTCGGGCCGCTCGCCGTACGTGCCACCGGGGATCAGCCATGTCTGCTGATCGGGGCGCAGCAGATCGGCAAAACGTAGATATGAGCCACGGCGCACAAAGCGACCGAAGAACAGCTTGACGCGCTCCCACCAGCGCGGGGGCTGGAAGATGCCGAAACCGCCGTCGTAGTCATCGAAGCCAAGCACGTCGAACAGGTGGTGCTCGGGGAAAATACCGTCGTTGTAGTAGATGCACCCGATCTTTGCCTCGGGCCACGCATCGCGCATCAGGCGCACAGCGGCGGGCAGCAGGTGGACTAAATCAGTCTCGGGCAAGTTGGGCTCGTCGCACGGCACAAGCACCTCGACCGCGCTCAGGCGCCCGTGCAGCTTGATGTACGCGCGCAGGGCCTGCAGGCGCTCGGTGGCATCGGGGCGGATGGCCTTGCCGTCGAAGATGCAGCCGGCCACGTCGATGACGCAGGTTTTTCCCAGCATGGTTGCGTCCGCCAGGTCTTCGGGGCTCAGGCGACGGTCATCCAGCCAGAGCAGGTTGACGTGATCCGCTGTCTCGGCGATCTGCTCGCCCAGGGTCAGGTAGTAGCCGAATTTCATGCGTCCTCCAAAAACAGCGCCCGCTCGGCTTCGCGCCGGCGGGTCAGGCCGCGCAGCACCTGGCCGCCAGCACGGTTCCAGCGCAGGAACTGATCGGCTGCGCCCTGCACGTCACCCGCATTGAGCCGGCGCAGCAGGGTTGACTCCTGCGCCGCACTGATGCCCACGTTGTAGGCCCAGCACACCAGCGCGTCGAACTGGCTTTGCGTCACGTCAACTTGCAGCGCGGCAGAGATGCCGTCCTCGAACTCGGCCAGCGTGGCCTGCATCAGGCGGCGCGCCTCGGGCTCGCTGATGGGCGGATCGGTCAGGCGCACGCGCTGGCCGCCGGGGTAGTACGTGCTGCCGTAGCCGATGGTGGGCACGCCCACCGCGTCACGGTAGGGCTCGGCGCGGAAGCCCTCGAATGCGCGGATCAGGTCAAGCCCACGATCACCGATGTTCATGCGGGCCTCCGTCCGGGTTGTCGATGGGTCCGCGATACGGCGGCTCGCGCGGTGGCTGCCACTGCGGCCGCTGCCCGCTGCCCCCGGTGATCTTGCGTGCCCACCCCAGCGCCAGCTCGCGCACAAACTCGGGCACCAGCTCGCTCGCAGCATCCAGCGCCCGCGCGCCCGTGGTGCCGGCCAGCAGGCCGATCAGCGCGGCCAGCTTGGGGTAGCTGGGCGGCGTCAGCCAGTCGGCCATGCTCACGGCAAACACCACGCCGATCAAGCCATCCGACAGCGCCCGTGCCAGGCCATGCGCGCGCAGCGACATCAGCCCGGCGCGCATGCCCCCGACAACGGCCCCGGCCATGGACAGCAGCAGGGGCGAGGCCATGAATTGGTCGAAGGTCATTCACGGGCTCCACCTCGCAGACGGGTTTTGCGCACCCGGCGTGACTGCTTGCCGCGCGTCCACAAGTGGCATCCACATGTCCAGCACATCAGCGCCAGCCCGGCATAGGACAGCGCCTCGGTATTGAGCGGCGGGTAGGCCCCCAAGAAGTTGGCCGCCACGCCCACCCACAACAGGGCGCTCAGTTGCAGCGCATACCCGGCCAGCACGTCGTAGCGCCCGCCCCGGTGTCGGATGCCCGAGACGGCGTAGATGAAGGCGAGGAAGAAAACGACGGACACGGCTTCGTTGGCCCAGCTCGCCTCGTACAGCCGGAAGGCCGTCGAGTACAGCGGCAGCGCGATCAGCCGATCATCCAGCACGGCCAGCGCCCACACCAGCAGCAGGCCGGCATTGAGCACCTCAAGCACCGTGGTCGGCGTGCCGAACAGCCAGCGGGCGGCGCGCGCGCGCAGCGACAGCCAGCGGCGCACGGGGCGAGACTGCAGCAGGCGAAGGCGTAGGAGGTGCATGGTCATGTGATGCCCCAGATGCCGAAGGTTTGTCGGGCTGAACTGCCAAGGTTCATCGTCCCCGTCGATTCGCCGGCATCCATCAAACGCCAGGCCACGTACAGGGCGGGGGCGGTGCCACGGTTTTGCACCACGCTCCACGAGCCAGGCAAAGTCGGGCTCCATGTTTGCGATCCCGTTGCATTGCCGATGGCCACGATGAGCGACGGCGACGCACCCGCGCTCATGCTGCGGTTGGCGGCGGGGCCGTCGGTCTGTCCGTCGTACAAAGACGCGGCACCGCCAGATGGGCGAAACAGCAGGATTTGGCCGACGCCAGGTGCACTGTTAGACGTGAACGTTGTCGATGTTTCGCCGCCCACGCACACCTTGTAGGCCGGCATCGACGAGCTCGATGCGACCAGCGTCCAGCCCGATGGCGGCGAGCCGTTGATGGAGACCGCGCCGCAGAACACCGCTAGGTCCCCCGCCTGCGCCGTGGTCGGGAAATTGACCGTGACGGTGTCCGTGCCCGACGCCAGCGCGCCGGCGCCGACGTACTCCCAGCGCGTGCCCTTGTACAGGCCAATGGGCCTCACAGCAAAGCTCATGCGGGCACCACCAGCCAGTTTCCAATCCACACCGACCCAGCCCCGTAATACTGCATCACGAGGACGCTGATGCGGTTGGCTGCGGTGTTGGGAGCGCCGTCGATCTTGGCGCCGCTGGGCACGGCAATCGTGCGCCCGCCCGTGGCGTCCTGCTTGAAGACGATGTTCACCACCTGCCCTGCGACGGGGTTGCTCATCGTCATGCTGGTGATGTTGCTGGTGACAACTCCCGGCTCGAACACGTTGCCAGCCGCGCAATCAAACGTCGGCGTGGCGCTGTGCGCCGGCGTCAGGCTGGGCGTATAGGCCCCGGCGTGGCTGCTGCGGTCGGAGAAGGTTTTGACACCGGCGGCGGTCTGCGCGCCGGTCAGCTTTAGCACGGCGCTGTCGGCAGCGGCGCCAGACACATCGGCCACCGCCAGCGATACGGCCCCGGTCTTGCCGGCCACGCTCAGCACCGCGTCGGTGGGCGTGCGCAGCTCGATCCAGTTGGCCAGCGTGCTTGCCGGTTCAGCGGCCAGCGCAAACGACTTGTTGAGGTCGCTGCGCACGGCGATGTCGCCCCGCTCGGCAGACAAGGACAGCATGGCCGCCTGGCTGGCGACGGTGAACACGTCGGTAATGGCCACCGCCGGGATTTGCGACTCGGGGATTTTGCCGCCCGCGCCCAGCGTAGCAACACCATTGGCCGCGCCCTTCTCGCTCGCAGGAATCTTGGCATCGAGTGCGCCTTGCAAGCCGGCAATCGTGCTGATGGCCTGCGTGCCCGTGTGATTGGCACGCGCCTTGGCGGCGGCGTCAAGGCTGTCGCTGTAAAAGCGTTTCGGGTCAGCCATGGTTTTTCTTCATGTCGAGGTAGTTGCGCAGGTTCACGCCGAAGGCGTAGACGTACACCGCGCCCGCCGCCGCAAGCCAGTACCATTGATTCCCGGTCGGCTCGCCAGAGAAGAAGATCGCCCAGCCAACCGCGCCCAGCGCAACGGCTTTCGGCAGGATCAGGCCGACCTCGCGGCCCAGCTTGTCCATCAGCCATATGACCAGCTTGTTCAACTCACTGCCACCCATGCGCAGCACCTCGTTGGTCAGCCACACATCGGCGACGTTCAGCGCCACCAGCGCCCAAAACAACACTTCGATCAGCACTTGTTCGTTCATTCAACTTCCTCCTGCACAAATTCCAATCCCAATCGCGCCATGGCCACGAAGGGGTCTTGCTCCGTCACGTCGCATCGCTCCAGCAGCGCCTGCACCTGAGCAACAGGCACGCCGGTAGCCGCCGCGATGGCTGCGTACTGGCCTGGCGTGGTGCTGGGCACGCCATCCTCGTCGAACGTGGTGAGCGGCATCAGGTCGGCAAAGGCCTTGTCGATCTGCCCGCTGCTGATGTAGTGCGTTGCAGGTGCCATGCCGGTAGCTGACAAGCCGGTGGTCCACATGTCCGCACCAGCCGGGCCTGATGCAGCCTCAGCCATGGCCCTTGCGCTCGGTGCGTCGGCAGCCTCGACGATCATGGCCCGGTGTGTCCAGACGATGGGGGTCATAGCGTGCTCCCTTGGCGCATGGCGAGGTACTTGCGGATCACCAGCATCTCGTCGTCCGTCAGGTCGGCCCCGATGGCGATTTCGCCGTAGGCGCGGCCCTTGAAGTAGGCGCCCGCCTGATTTCGCGCGAACCAGTTGACGGGGTTGTTGGCGTAGGGGCCCGCGCCTTGGGTGGTCGAAACGAGCGCTCCGGCGGTGTTGCCGAGCCATGCCTGTGCTTTGGGCGTGGCCATGTTCGCGCGGCCCGAGACGATGCCTTTGTATGCGGCTGCCGTGACCGCTGTAGCGCTCGCCACCGTGCCGCCGTTGGCAAGCATCTGCAGCGTGTTCGCCGCCGCAGTGGGCGGGGCCGTCAGCGACCAGCCATTGCCTGCGCTGGAGTCCGCGCCCAGCTCGGCCACCACGCCCGACGCAGCGTTGTCAAACCGCTGCAGCGCCGCGAACACAGACGCCGCGCTGGTGGTATTCCAACCCGTCTGCGTGGCCGTGACCATCGCATCGTCCACGCCGTCGAGATTGAGATACAAGGGGAACTTGCTCGGGTCGGCGTCGTAGTCTGATGCTGAGGTGACGCGCTGGTAGGGGAGAGATGCGTCGGCGGTCCAGACAATCTCGGGCTGCGCGACACCGATCGTGAATGCCGAGTTGTCTGACACGGCGCTATAGATAAGAAGTTGCACGGTGCTGGCCCCGTTGCCGACGCCTGAAATCGTGAACTGCTGCCAGGCCGGCGTGAGGTCGCACACCAGATAGCCTCCTGCCGCCCCGTTGCCATGAATGCGCACTGTAGTTGCTCCCGACACCGCGCGTAGCCATACGCGGGCGGTAGAGCCTGCGCCAGTGGCTGGGATAGTGCCAATACCCGCAGTGGCGAACAGGCGGTACGATCCAGCCGTGCCCGTCCCGTCATAGCTCAGGGTGTCAACCATGGTGACACCATCCGGGCCGACAACCGCGCCAGCCGCAGTCGTGGCGCCCGTTGTGCGGAGCCACGCAGCAATACTGTCACTTGCGGTAATCCGGTTGTACCTGCGGCTCGGCCTCGGTCGCTTCGCCGCCGTGGCCTGGCTCCGGTGCCAGCCGCGGCCGCTCATGTCGAGCTGCAAGGCCACGGGCTGCTCCAGCGCAGCAGGAATGGTCATGGCCATATCCTGGTACATCGTGCTCAGGTCATTGATGTACCAGCTTGCGGGGGCGCTGGCGTATTTGTCGGTCAGCAGGTACATCACCGTCGGCTGCAGCGCCTCGGGCGTGGCCGCCAGTTGCGCATAGGTGACGCCCGCGTCCAGCAGGCGCGCGATGGAGTAGCCGCCGGCAATCAGGGCGGCGATGGCGGCCGGCGTGGGCGCGGAGGCCAGCACAAGGTACCTGAGCAGCGCATCGTCGGCAGCTTTGCGATTCGTGACCTCGGCAACGCCAGCCGCAATGGCCGACTGCCTGACGCGCTGCGCCGTCCAGGCCCGGCGCGTGGTGGCGGTGCCGGCCTCGGCCTCGGCCTGATCGACGGTGGCGGCCGTCCATTCGCGGGCGTCGGTCAGGCGGGCGTCGGTGGTGGTCACCCAGCCCACGGTGGCACCGACCGACTTGCTGATGTACGCCGGCACCTGCGCGCCGGTGAAGTCGGGCAGGTAGCCGCCGTTGCCTGCCAGCGCATCGGCCAGCGGCCCGCCGCCGGTGTACAGAGAGCCGTCGCACAGCACCCAGTCGGGGCCGGGGCTGGCGACGGAGAACAGAATGCCGCCGGCCTTGATCGGCGTGGGGCCTACCAGCTCGGACAGCGGCACCAGGTCTTGCCACGGCGCGCCGTCTTTGTTCAGGCGCCACTGCACGTGGGTGGCCGTCTTCTGCAGCTCGACGTCGAAGCCTGGCAGGCCGCGAACGCCGCGCGTCACCAGTGTGGCCGGGCGCGGTGCGGAAGACACCAGCGTGGTGCGCGCCGACACTGGCCGGATGAGTGCGCGCTCGGCGCAGCCGGGCCGCGTGATGACGACCGTCTTTTGCCGCTCGATCAGGGTTGTGCAGCTCATGGCGTGATGACCGGAGGCTCGACTGCGGTAGATTGCTTGCTGTAGTCGAAGGTGAACTCGTACTGCCGCTCGATGTCGCCCCACGGACGGCGCACCTCGACCTGTCCCACGGCCGCCGTGAAGGCGGTCAGCGCGCCGGTGGCGGTGGCGCCCATGTATAGCTGGATGGAGTCGAGCAGGCCAACAACCGTCGGGTCGGACGCCTGGAAGGTGATCGTCCCGTCGTCCGTGGTGAACGTGGCCAGCAGGGCATCGCTGTCCGCGTCGCGCAGCTCCATGACTGCGGTGCAGCCGGTGTAGTTGTCGGGCTGGATGTCGCTGTCGGGTACGGGCGTGCCGTCCATCTTGCAGATGACGCCGTTGATCTCCTGCGTTTCGTATGGAATGGTCGCGCGCGCCCACGGCTCGCGGAACGTCGCGCCAGCAAAAATGGTCATGTGGCCGGTGCCAGGCCGCTCGGTTGAATTGCTCATGTGATACCTCCCAGGCGCGTGCCGGTGCTGATCCAGGTGATATAGCTGTCGCCGTCAACGGCCTTGCCGGCAGGGGCGGC